GGCTAGGTGGGATCGCGAACTCGCCGCCGACCTGGCGCCGTTCGGCCTCTCCGCGGAATCGGCGGTCCAGATCAACGCGGAGACGGCGGCGCTCCTCGAGGCGGGAGAAGACCCCTGGGTGTCGGCGCGCGCGGCGGCGATCGTCGAGCGCCTCGCCGCCCCGGAGGAGAGAACATCATGAGCCAGCGCATCCCGCACGTTGTCCGCCTGGTCCAAGAGCGTCCCTGGGCGATTCTCCCGGCCACGCTCGAGGCCATCCTGGACGTGGTCTCCCTCCACGCCGCCGGCGAGCGCTTCACGCCCGAGGAAATCCAGGCCCGCATCGGCGCGGCCGCCAAGCCCGCGGCCGAACGCGCCGGGGTCGTGGCCATCCTGCCGCTCTTCGGGGTCATCAGCCAGCGCATGAACATGATGACCGACGTGAGCGGGGGCACCTCCACTGAGGCCTTCGGTCGCGCGTTCCGCGAGGCCGTCGCCGACCCGGCTGTCGAAGCCATTGTGCTGGCGGTGGATTCGCCGGGCGGCAGCGTCTTCGGCATTGACGAACTCGGAGCCGAGATCTTCGACGCCCGGAGCCAGAAGCCGATCGTGGCTGTCGCCGACAGCCTGGCGGCAAGCGCTGCCTACTGGCTCGCGGCGCAGGCGAGCGAGCTCGTCGTGACGCCCGGCGGCCAGGTCGGCAGCATCGGCGTGTTTGCCGCCCACCGCGACCTGTCGAAGGCCTACGCGGACGCCGGGATGAAGCACACGCTCATCAGTGCGGGCAAGTACAAGACCGAAGGCAACCCCTACGGGCCGCTGACGGACGATGCGCGCGCGGCCATGCAGGACACCGTCGACCAGTACTACGGCCTTTTCGTCAAGGCGGTGGCGCGCGGCCGCGGCGTGTCGGTCGGCGATGTGCGCGGGGGCTTCGGCGAAGGCCGCGTCGTCACGGCGAAGGATGCCGTTGCGGCGCGCATGGCCGATCGGATCGACACGCTGGCGAACACGGTGAACCGGCTCGCCAGCCGACGGGCGCAGCGCGCCCTCTTGAGCCCGGCAGCCGCGACGGCGGCGGACACGGTCCAGGAGCCCGAAAGGGCCACGACCCAGGATCCGCCTCCTGGTCTCTGGCGCGGCCAGGTCGACGTGAACTTGGTGGATCTCGACTAACGGTCCCCACGATAGGAGACATGGATCATGAAGAAGAAGCTCGAGGCCCAGAAGGCCGAGGCCGTCGCCCAGGCAAAGGCGATTCTCGCCACGGCGGAGAAGGACAACCGTGAACCCACTACCGAAGAGCGGGCCCAGGTCAAGGCGCACCTGGACGAGGCGAAGCAGCTGAAGACTCGCCTCGACGACCTGCAGGCCGTCGATGACATGCGCGCGCAGCTGACCGCACTCGGGGCCCCGCTCGACGTCGCCGGGCGCCAGGCGCCGGCCCGTCCCGTGGATACCCGGGTCGAGTTCGCCGCCTTCGGCGAGTTCCTGCAGGCGGTCGCGTACGCCAGCATGCCCGGCCACCAGGTCGACCCGCGGCTCATGGCCAGCGGACCCATGGCCGCCTCCGGTCTGAACACGACGGTGGGCGCCGAGGGCGGCTACGCCGTGAGGACGCAGTGGAGCGACGCCCTGATTGCGCGGGCCATCAAGGCTAGCGTCCTCGCGCAGCGGTGCATGCGCATCCCGATCGGGGACGGGTTCGACGGTCTCGAGGCGCCCCTGGTGGACGAGACCAGCCGGGCGACGGGCTCCCGCTGGGGCGGCATTCGGGTCTACCGCGCCGCCGACGGCGACAGCGTGACGGCCTCGAAGCCGAAGCTGGGCCGGTTCGAGCTGCGCCTGGAAGACCTGAAGGGTCTGTGCTACGCGACAGAGCGATCGCTCCGCGATGCCACCTCGCTCCAGAGCATCATCGAGCAGGGTTTCGCCGAGGAGTTTTCGTTCGTGCTCGACGACGAGATCCTGCGTGGCGACGGAGCCGGGCGCTGCCTCGGCATCCTGAACAGCCCGGCGCTCGTGACGGTGGCCGCGGAGACCGTGCCGGCCCAGGTGGCCGACACCATCGTCGCCGAGAACGTCATGAAGATGCACTCGCGCCTGCTCGCCAAGAACATGGGCGGGGCGGAGTGGTTCATCAACCAGGAGACGCTGCCCCAGCTCTACACGATGGCCATCACGGTCGGCGTGGGCGGCGTGCCGGTCTACATGCCGGCGAACGGGCTGAGCGCGGCGCCCTTCGGGACGCTGTTCGGCCGGCCCGTGAATCCGATCGAGCAGGCCTCCGGCCTCGGAGACGTGGGCGACATCGTGCTGGCCGACATGGGTGAGTACATCCTCATCGACAAGCCGGCGGGCCAGGCCTCGTCGATGCACGTCCGGTTCATCTACGACGAGATGACGTTCCGGTGGACCTGGCCGGTGTGCGGCAAGCCGAAGCTCGCGAGCAAGATCACCCCCTACAAGGCGACCTCGGCGACGTCGCTGAGCCCCTTCGTCACGTTGGCCGCCCGCTAGATGGCGGCGTGAAATGGGCCGCCCGCTGACGGGCGGCCTGCGATAACGCGTCGGCACAGAGGAGAACGACTCATGAGCAGGCCAGCCAACGGATCGATTCCGCACATCGTGCACCTCATCCAGCCCCGCACCACGAACGCCGGGTTCACGACCGACGTCGTGAGCCTCAAGGACGCCCTCTGGTGCGAGCTGGTGTTCCACCTGACGCAGGCGGCCGCGCACGCGACGCTGATCACCCCGCGCCAGGCGACGACCGTGGCCCTGGGCGCGACGGCTGTCATGCCCGTGATGCCCATCAAGGCGAACGAGGACGTGGCGACGTCTGACACGCTTGCCGCCAAGACCGCGGCGGCCAACTACACCGTCACGGCCGACATCAAGCACAAGATCGTCGTCTTCGACATCGACCCCGCGGCGCTGACGGACGGCTACCCGTGCGTCTACGCCACGGTGTCGAACTCGGCCGAGGCCACGAACTTCTGCGCCGCCCAGGCGATGATCTGGACGAAGAGCACCCCGCCGGCCAGCGCGATCATCGACTGAGCCCGGCAGCGGCAGCGGCGAACATGACGGGGCGCCGGGTTGGGCCGGCGCCCCCTTCCGAGAAGAGGAGACTTCCATGGCGGCTTCAGCCTTGCCGGTTCCGGCGCAGGCGCTCGTCAACGACATCATCCGCGTGGAGCGGGCCGCGGCGGCGCTGCCGCAGACCGCCCAGGAGACGCTCTTCACCGTGACCGGGCACGTCGTGGTCCGGCAGATCATCGGCATCATCACGGTGGCCATCGGGGCGGTCGCCAACGCGACCAAGCTCCTGGTGAACCCGGACGGCGTGGGCGCCGACACCGACATCTGTGCCGCGCTCGACATCAACGCCGCGTTGGTCGACGGGATGTTCACCATCACGGGCACGTTCGCCAACGCGATGGTGCTCACGGCAAATCTCCCGCTTGCGGGCAAGCAGGCCACGGAGATCGTCTGCCCGCCCGGCGTCATCAAGGTCGCCTGCGCAGGCAGTGACGGCGGGACGGGCCGCGTGAAGTGGGAATGCGTCTACTGGCCGCTCGAAGACGGCGCGTCCGTCGTGGCCGCGTAACCGGAGGGGAACATGCCCATCCAGGTCACCCCCGCGGGAGAGGTGCTGCGGTTCCTCTCCCGCGGCGGCTCGCTGCTCGACCTCGACGACGAGAACGGCACAGTCGATTTTCCGGTGCCGACCGGCGTCAAGTTCGGAGGCGTCGCGATGCCGGTCACCGTGGCCGACATGACGAAGGTGCACGCCGTGACCGCCACGGCCGACGAACTGAACGCGCTGGCTGGCGCCGGGGTCACGGCGGCCGATGCCGTCAAGCTCCACGCCGTCACAGCGACCGCGGCGCAACTGAACACCCTCGCCGGCGCCTCGAGCGGGATCGCCTCCGTGCTGGCCGGCGGCCTGGGCGCCGCGGCCTCCTACGTCAAGACCGATACGGGCACCAAGACGCTCCTGGCGGCGCATGCGACAAAAGCCAGAGCGTGTCTCGTGGTCGTGCGCATCGATGAAGTCTTCGCGACGGGCGACACGTCTCAACTGATTCTCAAGGTCGGGGAGACGAGCACGATCGAGAAATGCGCGGCGGCGGCCAGCTTCACGAACGCGGCACTGGGCGCGGTCTTCGTGTTCGCGTTCACGAATCTGGCGACGAAGGCGGTGCTGGTCACGCTGACGGCGGCGGCCGGCACGGGCACGGGCGCGGCGACCGTGACCGTAATCGCCATCCCGACCACGTAGGCGACTGCCGTCGGTCGGATCGATGAGGGGCGGGCGGTGCGCGACCGTGATGGGGCTCGACGCGCTGGCCTCCCCGGGTTTCGGACACGCCCCGTGCAGACGTCTGCGCGGGGACGCAGGCAGAAAGGACGAGCGTCGATGCGTCTCTGGGCCGGGATGCGCTATGCGGTCGTGCTGGCGACGGCGCCGGCGGCGGAGCCGCTGACCTACGCCCAGGCGAAGGCGTACATGCGTTTGCTGGACGATACGGACCAGACCACGATCGTCGAGCCCTTGATTCGCGCGGCGCGCGCGAAGGTCGAAACGGACACCGGCCGCCGGCTGATCACCCAGAGCTGGGACCTGCTGTTCGACGCGTTTCCGCGCGACGCGATCCGGCCACCCTTCGTGCCCCTGCAGTCGGTGACCTCGATCAAGACGACCAGCGCGGCCGGCGTCGAGTCCACGCTGGCCGCGGCGACCTACGTGGTGGATGCCGCGTCGACGCCCGGGCGGATCGTCCTGGCCGATGGCGGCAGCTGGCCGACCGACCTCCGGACTGTCAACGCGATCGCGATCCGGTGCGCCTGTGGCTACGGCACGGCCGGAACCGCCGTGCCGGATCCGATCCTCCAGGCGATGCTGCAGCTCGTGACGCACTGGTATCGGCATCGGGACGCGGCGGTCTATCCGCCGCTCCCGTCCTGGTTTGGCTATGACGCGCTGTTGGCACCCTACCGCAGACTGGAGTTGGCCTGATGGCGCGCCGCTCGGCGATCAATCCCGTCGCGGATGCGGTGGTCGTCGCCCTCAACGTGACGACGCTGCGGGCGCTCGCTCCGGGAGGCGTCAGTCGGAACCGGCCGGCCAACCAGGTGCCGCCCTACGTCTCGCTGGGGCCGTGCAGTGAAGTGGCGGCAGACGCCGCGGGAACGAACTACGGCGCCGACGTCACTGTGCCGGTACGCGTCATCACCGGCGGAGACGCGGCCAACGGCGAGTCGCGGGCGGCGTCGATTCTCGACGAGGCGATGCGGTTGCTCGACCTGCGGACGTCGCTGACCGTGACCGGCTGGCAGGTCCTCGACATCTGGTGGCGGGGGAACCGGATCGCGGAGGACCCGCAGGCTGATGGGACGATGAATTACGTTGGCACCGCGACCTTCCTGGTGCAAGTGAGGCAGTCATGAACGGAGCCGATTACGTGGCGCTTCAGCGCATCAGCCGTGGCGCGACCGAGGACGAGACGCTCGCCGAACCGGGCCAGACCTGCGAACGCATCGGTCCCGAGGACCTGGAATGGCTGCTGAAAGGCGGCCACATCGCGCCGGTGAAGCAGCCCGCGCCACCTGGTGAGGACAGATGAGCATCAACTACGGCTCGAAAGACGTCGGGGCGTGCCTCGTCGGAGGCCGCCAGATCCTCGGGTCGATCACGCAGCTCGAGGTCGACCGCACGGCGGAGGTCGCGCGCGAGACGCCCGTGGGCGTCGCGGCCGCCACCTATGTCGCCACGGGCGACAAGTCGGCCAGCATCGCGCAGTCGGGCTTCTTCGACGCGTCCGCCGACGGGTCCAACAACGCGCTCTGCGAGAAGGAGGGCACCAGCCAGGTGCTCTGCCTGCTGAACGAAGGCAACGTCGCCGGCCGCCGCGCCGTGTGCGCCCAGGGCGCCTTCGCCGGCGCCTACAAGCGCCTGGCCTCGCGCGGGTCACGACACAAAGCCCAGGCGACCTACAGCGCCAGCGGCGTGGTCGAGGACGGCGCGATCCTGCAGCCCCTCGCCACCGTGACCACCGCGGGCAACACCGAGGGCAGCAGCGTGGACAACGGCGCTGCGACCGCGAACGGCGGCGCGGGCTACGTGCAGGTCCCGGCCCTGACCCTGGGCGGCTATACCGACTGGACCGTGAAAGTCCGCCACAGCACGAACAACGCGACCTTCGTCGATCTGTTGTCGTTCGAGGCGCTGACGGCCGGTCCCGCGGCCGAGCGCAAGACGGTCACCGGCGCCGTTTACCAGTATCTGGCGACGTCCCGGGCGTTGACCGGTTCCGGCAGTGGGCCGTCGCTCACCTTCATGGTGGCCTTCGCACGGGGCTAGGAGAAGAGACATGGCGATCCTCAACTACGCGGCGAAAGATGTGGCGTACTCGTACGGGGGCACGAACGTGACGGCGATGTTCGAGCCGAAGATCGACGTGGAGCGCAAGGCGCTCCTGCAGGAGTTCACGCCGGCCGGCGTCGCCTGGAAGCAGTGGCTCGACACCGGGTTCCGCGAGATGGCGCCGTTCACCCTGACGGGCGTCGAGGACTTCACGGCCGTCACGGGCTCGCGCGCGAAGTTCGCCGAGGGCACCAGCGGCGCCTGGATCGTGACCTACGGCGGGACCAAGACGACGACCGTCACCTGCCTGGTGACGTCCTACAAGTCCACGATCGCGTCCGAGAAGCTGCACCTGTTCCACGTGACCTTCCAGCCGACGGGCTCGGTGGTCGAGGCCTAGCGAGAGGCAGGGCATCATTCGTGGCCGCAAGGAGGCGCGCAGACGTCTGCGCGCCTCGCTCGGCCTGTCCGGTGGAGGGATTGTGATCGTCACGTCCGCAACGCCCGTGCTCGT